GAAGCGTGCCTATGGGCGCCACGTTCCCTTACGTCACGATAGGGCCGGTCGACTCGGTCGGCTTCGATCCGGACTGCATCCCCGGCTTCGACCTCGCGCAGCAGATCGACGTGTGGTCGCGCGCGGTCGGCTTTCCCGAATGCAAGAAGGTCGTCGATGCGGTGCGCAAGGCACTGCACGACCAGGAAGCGGCCATGCCGCTCGCCAGCAACGCCATGACCTTTTTCGAGCACCGCACTACCCGCATAACCCGCGACCCGGACGGCCTGACGAGTCACGGCATTCTTGGATTCGAGGCCGCCATCGAAAGGAGATAGCCAGATGGCACAGCCAGTTACTGCGAAATTCGGCAAGATGCTGATCGAGCTCGGCGACGATGCCTCGCCGCCCGTCTATGCCTCGCCCTGCGGCTTCACGTCGAAGGGCGTCACGATCAGCAAGAACCTGCAGGAAGTGAACATCCCCGACTGTGACAACCCGGATGATCCGATCTGGGTCGGCCGCGATGTGCAGAGCCAATCCTGCAACATCTCCGGCGACGGCGTCGCGGCGGCCGAAAGCGTTCCGGACTGGGACGATGCCGCGATGAGCACTGAAAGCGTGCCGATGCGCGTCACGATCGACTTCGGCACCGGCGCCGGCACAAAGGTAATCGAAGGCAAGTTCCATATCGACAGCGAGGCCTTCGCCGCCGATGCCGGCGGCCGGGTGACGCTGGCGATCAACGCGGTGTCGGATGGCGCCGTCACCGCGACCTGGACGCCGACGCCGTGAGCCGCACGGGCAGGATCGCCGCCGAGTTCGCCGGCGAGGAACGCGACTTCCGGCTGGCCTGGGGCGAGCTCATGGATCTGCAGGAGAAGCGGGATGCCGGGCCGAGCGTCGTTCTGGCGCGGCTGTCGCTCGGCCAGTGGCAGCTGCAGGACGTGACCGAGACGATCCGGCTCGGCCTGGTCGGCGGCGGCGCCGATACCGCAACCGCGGCCAGGCTGGTGCGGCAGCATGTCGAGCAGCGGCCGTGGGAGCTCGGCGGCGAGAACGGGCTGGTCGTGCTGGCGGTCAGGATCCTGGCGGCGGCTTTGCACGGCGCGCCGGACGAACCGCTGGGAAAAGCCGGGGAGAGACCGAACGGATCGACGATCTCCCCGACGGAAAGATCCGCTTCGGAGCCATCCTCGGCAACGCCGTCCTGATGGGCATCTCGCCGGCCGACGTCAAGCGGATGTCTATCTGGGAATTCGCAGCGGTCGCCGAGCGGTGGATCGAGGCGCACGACACCGGTGAGCGAGGCAAGGGCGACAGGCTGGACGATGCCACGAAGGACGAAATCTGGGACTGGATGAAGGCGACTTCGGCGTCGCCGCTGACGCTGAAGGAAGCGAGGAGCAAAGCCAACGGTCATGGTGACAGGAATTGACACCCTCAAGCGACGGCTGATCGACGAGATCCCGAAGGATGTCCGCGCCGCGCTCGAAACGGCAATGCTGCAATCGGCCGACCTTGTCGTCGCCGGCGCCAGGCTGCGCGTCCCGGTCGACGAGGGCGATCTGCGCGACAGCATCCGCCATCACGGCGTCCGGGAAGGCAAGCGCGGCGGCCTCTACGTCGCCATCACCGCCGGCGAACCAACGGCAGACGGCAAATACAACACCGCGCGCATCGTCGAGTTCGGCACCATGGATACGCCGGCGCAGCCATTCCTGCTGCCGGCCTACAGGGCCAACCGGCGCCGCATCAGGACGCGGATGCGCCGCGCCGTGCGCGACGCGATCGTGAAGGGGCGCTGACATGGCCGCCGACGATGCTGCGGTTACCGTAACGCTTCGTGCGAACCTCAAGGACTATGAAGCTGCCTTGAAATCGGCGGTGCGCGCCACCGAGCGTGCGGCCAAGGCTGCCGAGTCGGCGATCTCCAATGTCGGCAAAGGGCAGACGTCCAACGTCATCGCCGTCAATTTCCAGAAGTCCGCCGGCCAGATCGCCAATGATGCGCGGGTGCTGCAATTCCAGCTCAACGACATCTTCTCCGGGATTGCCTCCGGCCAGGGCATCCGGGCGGTGCAGCAGCAGCTCGGCCAGATCGCGCAGCAGATGTCGGGCGGCAGCCTGGCCGCCGGCGCCCGCACGCTGGGCGCAGCAATGGTCGGCATGATCAATCCTATCAACCTGGCGGTGGTGGCGTTCGGCGTGCTGGCGAGCGTTGCGGCGAGCTATTTCAGCGATAGCGAGAAGGACGCGGCCGCGGCCACGAAGGAGCTCGAGAAGCAAGGCGCCGAGCTCGACAAGCTGGCGGAAAAATATGGCGGCTTGTTTCCCGAGCTCAAGCGCGCGGCCGACAATCTGCGCGCTCAGGCCGATGCCGCCGGCAAAGCCGCGGCAATGCAGACGGCGCTCGCCGCCGCCTATGATGACACGAGAAAGACCCTCGAAAAAATCGGCCCGTCCTTGGGAACGATGGGCGCGGGAGTGCAGGAGATCTTTGATCTGACTGCCGCTTTCGCCAAGCTCGACAAGGCGGTCAAGAGTAACAACGCGAGCAGCAAGGACGCGCAGCAACTGCTGATGGTTCTCAACGGCATCATTGCCAATGGAAGTCCACAAGTTGTCAAGCTGGCGACGGCGATCCGCGACAATCTGGTGACGTCATTCGAGGAGCTCGACCGCGCCGCCAAATCGGCGGGCGAAACGATCCAGAACTCGCTCGACTTCCAGATGCCAGGCGCCGGCGGGCCGCTCGATCTGACGCCGCTTCAAAGGGCGCAGGCTGGCGCGACGTTGAAAGGCGATGCCGCCCAATTCATCCGCAAGGAGGAGGGTTTCCGGGCCAAGGCTTATTGGGACGTGAACGCCTGGCGGATAGGATTCGGCAGCGACACATTTGTCGATGCAATGGGTGAAGTGCAGCGGGTCACCAAGGATACGGTTGTCACGTTGCAGCAGGCCAACCAGGATCTGGCGCGGCGGATCCCGGAATTCCAGAAAACGATCACCGACGCCATCGGTCCCGATTACTGGAACAGTCTCAATGAGGCGCAGCAGGCGGCATTGACGTCGATCGCCTACAATTACGGCAGCCTACCCAAGTCGATCGTCAAGGCAATCCAGGCGGGCGATCAAGGCCAGGTGGCGAAAGCGATCGCCGGACTGTCGGCAAATCCCGAACGGCGAGCCCGCGAGGCGGCGGCCTTCGGAGGCGCACCAAAAGCCACGACGCAGGAAACGGCGCTGAAGAACCTGGCAGACTGGAACGTCGAGACCGAGCGGCGGATCGAGCTGGAAAAGCAGGTCGCCGACATCAATGCGCAGTTCTGGGAATCGGAGGCGCAACGGGGCGCGCAGATTGAGGCGCTGCGGATCGCCGAGGAGCAACTCAACGAATTGCGCAAGGCCGGTGTCACCGTGACCGCCGAGCAGGAGGCGCAGATCCGCAAACTGGCGCAGGCGCAGGCGGAAGTGACGCTGAAGAGCGAGCAGGCAAAGGAGGCTCTGGCTCAGTCCAACATCGCCCAAAAGCAAATGGCCGCCGAGCTACAGCAGATCAACCAGCAGATGGCCGGCATCATCGGCGGCGCGCTGTCGTCATTCGTCCAGGACCTGATGGCCGGCAAGGACGCCGGCGAGGCATTCAGCGGCATGCTGAAACGGATGGCCGCGCAGATCGCCGACATGGCGATCCAGATGTTGATCATCAAGCCGCTGATGAACTCGCTGTTCGGCGGCGTCGGCGGCGTCGGCGGCTTGGGCGCCGGCCTGTTCGAGGGCGGCGGCACGGTTGGCATGTCGGGGCGTCGCGACGGCCGCAACTTCTCGCCGGCGCTGTGGGCCGGTGCGCCGCGCTACGCGAAAGGCGGCATGGTCGGGTTGCGACCCGGCGAGGTGCCGATCATCGCTCACAAGGGCGAGATCGTGGTGCCCAACGCGCGGCGGCTGGCTGGGCGCGGACCCGGCCAGAGCGACACGGTGAACGTCCGCCTTCATGACGACAGCGGGCGCATGGCGGAAATCGCCGACCAGCGCATTCAGACGGCGTCGGGCACGATCGTCAAAGTCAGCGTCGTGCAATCGGCCAAGACCATCCAGAAGCAACTGCCGGGCATGATGGCAAACGCCCAAGTGAGGACCGGCTGACATGGCTGCGATCCTATGGCCGTGCGGAGTGCTCAGGCCGCAAAACGTCGCCTGGAACATTTCGCCGCGCACGCTGGCCGCGCCGACGTCGGTTTCCGGGCTGACGCAGGTCGTGGCGACTGACGCGGGCATTTGGAAAGCAACCTTTGATTCGATCATCGTCCGGAGCCGCGACGCGGTCCTGATGTTCCGCGCTATCGCGGTACTGGCGGAAGGCCGGCTCGGTCCAATCCTGGTGCCGCGATGCGCTGCCTACCAGCCTCGTCCGGCTGGCGGCGACGATCTGCTCGACCAGGTGCCGCATGGGGACGATGCGTTTTTCAGCGACGACACCGGCTATGTCGGCCGCGCGAATTCGATCCATGCCGCAGCGCCAGCGGCCGCCCGCGCAGTCTCGATCAACGTCACGATTGTCTATGGCGGATTGCTCGAGCCGGGACAGGATTTCTCGATAGGCGAGCGCATGTATCGGATCCGGACCGTCACCTATACCGGCGCCAATGCCGCGACGCTGACATTCCGGCCGCCGCTGCGCGAGGCGGTCACGACCGGCTCGACATTAGAGTTTGATGAACCTGTTTGTTTGATGAGACTGCAGACAGATGACGAGATGGATCTCGACCTGGCACTGCATCGCTTCGGCTCGCCGACTGTTCAATTTATTGAAGCGCTATAGGAGGCTTTATTCGACATGACGCCACGTCTTGCGGTGCTGGATGTGCCAGACGGCAGAATTTGTAATGCCGTAGAGTCTGGCGAGCTCCACTTGAGAAAGGTTGGCTTGAAGTGCGCGAATCTCGCGGACCTTTTCTGCAGTGAGACGGGCCATTCCGTGACGCTCTCCGATCTGATGTGTTCCATGCGCGATCTTGTCGGAAACATTTTCAGAATGCGTGGCCCAGCGAAGATGGGCAGGGTTGATGCAACCAAGGTGTCCATTGCCGCAGCTATCT